AAAGAAGGCTTCTCCGGTATAGGTAGTGAGTTAATCTGAGACTGTGAACCCAACTGTGCCGCCTTTTTCTCGCCCTCTAGGTAATGACGGCTCATTTGATGATTGGCATCCAGAGCCGCACTATTGCGCCCCTCTTGCGCGTATAAATCCCGCAACATCTGGTCAACAGAAAGACCGGATACTCCGCCCTGAGCCGCCGCTACTTCCATTGTTGAGGAAGCTTTCGCCGCTTCAATCCCTGTTTGGAATTTTGATTGGTGACGGGCAAGGTCTTCTTGCTGCGCCTTAATGTTGAGATTACTATATTGAGTTGCAGCTTGGTTTGCCGCATTCTCAGCATTACGCCTATTAAATGCAACTTGTGCCGCATATTGAGATTTGGCGGCACTATACTCCATCATGGAGGATGCAATCCCAAGTCCCATTGAGGCAATGGTTATAAAGTCACACATTCATTTAACTCTCCTTTCAAATTCAATAACAGGTATTTGGGCTGCACCATATTTCTCAATCCGGTTGCCCATGGTGAAACCTAACCATTCAAGGTATCTGATATGTAGCTTGTTGCGACAATCAACGACATTGTAGAGCCGGTCATAGGAACTATGCGCAGCACTCAATAGGGATAAAGAAGCACGCATAAATGCTAGTCTGTTGCATTCAATCGCCCTCGTTCCTATCAAGGCAACCGCCCCCTCCCGCGGGGCTGTTGGAACAACGCCAGCAATAAATACCAGCTCCCCCGCCTTGGTGCGGGCTGTGAGGCAAGGGCGGGCATTCTCCATAGCGAATACAAGGTTCGCATAGAGTGACCGGCCTGATATATCCTCAACCTCGCGGCGGTCTTCCTCCCGTACAAGCTGCACCAGTTCTTGAACATGCTTGAATTTGGTAAGAAATAAGTCGAGAGGCATATTAATATCCAGCATGGGTTGCTCTCCCTGTCCAACGATAAGAAAGAAGAGAATAGGGATAAGGTGATTTACCCCCTATCTTGAGGCGAAAATCATCAGCCCTTGCCATGATAGAGAGAGTCACATCAATATTACCTAGTACAACTTCCCCAACTTTGGCTGTCTTTGTGCCTTGCTTGGCGGCAGAAAAGTTGTAAGTATAGGGCTTGCGATAATCACGCTCTAGAGTGGCGGTGAGGTAGGCACATGTCCCTGTCTGTAGCAAGATATTAGCAACTGTTACCTGCGTACCGGCAACAGCATTGCCATAGCTCCCATGATTGTCTGTTGTCCGATAGTGAAACTTGGACAGGACACAATAGCTTTCAAAAGGAAACCCAACGAGTAAAGGCTGAGTGACATTGCCCTTGATGGTAAATGTTTTACCACTCATACTATCAATCTCTACTTCAAGGCCAAAACCAGTTTGAGAAGCGTCCAGTGCCATAACACCTTGCGCCATGTAAGGAAGCTGGAATGTTGTCAAGTCATTAGAGACATCATAAGCGCCTGTTAATTCCACCAGCCTATCAAGATAAGGGACAAAAGGTTTGCCCATATCATAAGCTTCATGACAGTTGAGACTTAAGATTTCTCTTGTTATCCCACGGTTTGTGACAAGGATGAGCTCTTCATTAATGAATTTCATCGCTAGAATGGGAGTATCGATCACCCATGCACCCCAAGCGGCTTGGACTTTCTCTTGCCCTACCCAAAGCCATTTATAAATATAAAGTGTGTTTGGCTCTTTGCTTGAGACAAGGCAGAGGAGCTTCAAATCATCTTCTACTTCCATCAGGCGTATATTAGGGGGAATATAACCCTGAACATGATCAGTCAGTGTTGGGGCAGCGGCTGTGCCACTTCCCTCATCAAATATCATCTCATGTACGAAAGCTCCTGAATATTTGTCATTAACAAAATACAACCTATCCCCGCCCACAACTGGCTTAACCTGTTTGGAAGCCTGTATGGTAAGAAGAGGCTCAAGGGAGACTGATTTTGGTGTGAATAACTCACCATTGGTTGTCAAACGGAAGGGCACTGATGAGGTAAATAATATCATCTCACCCCCAAAAGGGATAGCATGATAAATATCAGACACATCAGGATAAGAGATAGCTACATCTACAGGGTCAGTATCTAAGGTGGTCAAAACACTTTCAATAAAGAAATTGAAAAACTCCCCATTGCGTGACATGGATATAGACTCACCTGAGAAAAATCCCATACGATTTTTAAAGAAAATCATGCCTGATATTTTATTGCCAACAAAAGAAGGCCAAGGGTTGGTTTCCAAATCCCCACACTCCCGCTCACCCCAAGAGGCGGGCTTGAAAGTGAAAGAACCATCACCTTCGCGCACCAGAATGTGAGGCATGGTGGCTGCATCAATCTTGTAAGGGATTGAGGGGGCTACTGTTTCTTTCCAAACACCTTCACCTTGTCCCCAAGGTCTATCATATTTGACATAGTAATCATCATAATTACTCTCTTGTGAGCCTGTGACTTTGATGCCAAACCCATGGGGAGCTTTGCGGGGTAAATCGGCAAGATGAGCAACAGTTCCCTTATGGGATCTTATTCGCCCCTCACCCCCATAAGCCTCTAGGTGAAAGTCATTACCCCCGTGGTGGCTGATATGGATTACATTATCATAGAAATCTTTTCCCCATGTTTGGTCTGGTAAATTATTATTTAGATTATGACTATTATAGCCGTTAGGGTATGTACCATTAAGAAGGGTCAGTGCAATCTGGCGTGTCTTAACCATCGATTGACGCTGGTCAGCTGATGTATAAGAATCAGCATAGGAGGAAGGTGTATGATACCAAGCAACAGCTGTACCATTAACCCCAATACCATAAGATTCACTAAATTCACCCTGTACCACATGAATAAGGCCACCATTAAGATAGGCTGGCGAGGTTGTACCATGGGCTGCAACAGTGACATCTTTATTGAGAATGAAAGTATGGTCAGCAACTGTCAAAGCTCTCAAAGTTTTTGACGTGCCTGTACCTAGATAACCATAACCATTTGGGGCATTGACGGTTTTCTCATTGCCGCTCAAATCATAAACTTTAATTTCAAAAGGGGTAATGGTTACAACATATTGTTCATCATCATCCCTATCAATGATATGAGTGATATTGTTTGATGGGTTTGCAGAAGAAATAACCCCGCGAAGAAGGGTTGGGTTTCTTGGCACGAGACCTCTTGTTAGGGTGGGAAACTGGTTGATACTTGTCTCCAGTTGTGAAGTCAGCCTGACCTCGCTCGGCTGTCTTGACACGCCATTGATGATATTAGATGTACCGCCCTCAACACGCATTACGACCTCCTCAAATGATGCTGGATGGATGGATTGCCAAGTAAATTATAATCACCATTCTTGATAGCCGCTTTTTCAAAAGCCGCCATGGCTCTGCTCAAGTTTCGTAACCTTGCCTCCGTTGTCCCTTGTCCCGCCGGAAAGCTCTCAATGAATTTTTCGGTTGCCAAAGCCGTGATATAGCGCCTCGCTACAGAGGGCAAATCCGCCCATGACAGATGTAAAACCACCTCACATTTGACCGGCTCATCAAACGTAAAACTCTTTATTTCCCTATCATAAAGTCTGTTACCCCGCCGGATACAATCACCTCGCTCGCTATCAATCCGCAAGATATTGGGGGGGATTGTGATCTCATGACTTGTCGGGTCGGGCTTCAATTCATAATCAAATTCCTCATTGAACCAGAAACCCTCCTCCTGTGTGTCTCGGCTAGTTGCCCGCAATATCGCCAGTGCCGTCAAGCCGGAGGGTGGCAAAATATCCAGAGCTTCAACAGGGTCTTCTCCCACGCTCGCCAGCATCTCATTGACCGCGGCTAATTCTGAGGCCGCGCCTAGAATTTCCATGCTTTTTCCTCTCATAAAAAGCCGCGCCCCAATCAAGGGACACGGCCAGTTAATGTTATGGGTTAGAGATAAGGCCTCAAACGCTCGCAACCTCAATCGCACTCTCAGGACGCAAAATCCCATGTCCAACCGCATATTTGGCAACCATGAAAGTTGCCTGATTACGAATGAGATACTCACTCTCCATCGCCAAATCCATCAGCTTCACCGTGCCAACAGCCGTCTCATGGAAAATCTGAAACGCCGTCTTGGAGAAGTTGCCACGATATTTGGCAGGGACAGTAGCATCGCCACTGATGTCAGTCTTGGGCAGGTGGTTGGTCTTGACCACGGTAATTCCGGCCAAGGTCTCAAAAGTCCCCTTGCTCAAACTACCAGAACCATCCCAATCCTTATTGAGGAGCTTTGGCTCTTGTGCCGCCGTGTAATAAGTGACCGGAGAGACAAAGGCATAACGCGCCATGCTCGGCACGTCCTTCTCATCTAGAATCTGCGCCGCAGCAAACATCGCTTTCTGGAACAAATCAGCATCAGTTGCCACATTAGCACCACTGCTGCTCGTGTCCCTGCAACCCGATTTCTTTTTACTGGATTCCTTGAAGTCTGCCTGGATGGTCGAAACGTTCGTCGCGTTGTTCAAGGAAGACGTGGATAGCGCCCCTTTCCCTTCCATTCTGTAACAGTATCGACGCACATTTGCATTTGCTTAAACAAATACAAGCCGCATGAAATATAAATGTAAACTTTGCGCGCGTTCGTGTTAAACGATAATCCATCCACGAACATCCTCTTTCAATTGCATTTCTATTTTTCTAAAGAATGTAAATATATGTTTCGTCGTGATAAGAAAATATTTTTCTTGATAAAATTTTGCTGATATATGTATATATTCTTTAAGGAGAAC